CGATCCATCCAAGCCCTATCGGCTGACCAACGATTGCACGGCGTTTGAAATCGGCGACTGATCTCACTTCACGTGCTACCGCGTTGCACTTTAGACCAAAACAGGTCGATCTCTTCCACGCTCAACGCGCGGATTGGTTTAGGATAGTTTCTAGGCACTTCGCCTCCTCATCAGGTGAACTGTTCAAGGGCCGAGCGGGGATCTCACCTCCCACTCGGCTCTGCTTATTCTATCATTGAAGGCATGAGAATCTCATGCCGCTTGATGGTGTTCGCGCTGGCAGTCGCTTCGTGTCTTGCCCAAAATCCTGCTACGCCAGTCTTCAGTGGAGCAGTAGCCACCGACGCCGACCTGCTGGCGGCGAAGGACCTGTCTTCGTCAACGCTAACCTCGAGCGTCAATAACTCGACGACGTCCATTCCCGTGGCCGACGGAACTCAGTTCATCGCGGCCGAGGTGATTCGCATCGACAATGAGCAGATGTTGATTGCCAGCATCGCGACGAACACGCTGACGGTATCGCGCGCCTTCGGCGGAACAACAGCGGCATCCCACCTCAGCGGCGCGGCGGTGCGTGGGATCATCACGTCGAGTCACCATAACCAACTGGCGGCCGAGGTGAAAAGCATGCAGGCCCGGCTGCGGGACGCGACTGGATACTGCGCCGATGCGGGGTCGAACGACACATACGCATGCTCGCCGGCTCCCTGTGTCGCCTCGTACTCGGCAGGCAATCGCTTTTGGTTCAAGGCCAACACGGCCAACACCGGCGCGGCGACGGTCAATTTCTGCTCTGTCGGAGCCAAGACGATCAAGAAGGCGGTAGGCGGCGTCACGACGGACCTTGCCGACAACGACATTCGCGCGGGGCAGTTCGTCGAGGTGATCTATGACGGCACCAATATGCAGATGCTGTCGGTGCTCGGCAACGCCGCCGCGGCCGCCGCATGGGGGTCGATCACCGGGACGCTTAGTAGCCAATCCGATCTCCAGAGCGCGCTGAATGCCAAACTGACCACGGCTACCGGGCAGGCAGGGACTCCGACCTATTGCCGCTCGACCACTGGCAACGACACCTACACCTGCACGCTCACGCCGACCCTGACTGCCTACACGCGCGGCGGCTGTTTGACGCTTGACGCCGACACCGCGAACACGCTAACCGCGAGCGTCAATGTCGACACGCTCGGCGCGAAGTCGATCCTCAACCGCGCAGGATCATCGCTCGCTACCGGCGACATCACAGCGAACAAGCCCATCACGATCTGCTACGACGGGACGCAGTACATTATCCAGGGCGATGGCGGCGGCAGCGGATCCGGCGATGCGACAAAGGCTGCGATCCAGTCCGGCGAGTACCTCAAGTGCTCCGTCGGCAGCGGCGGGACTCCTTACACGTGCACCATGAGCCCGACCCTTACGGCCTACACCGACAGTATGAAGGTTAACTTCGTTCGGACCGGCGGCACATCGGAGACCGGATCGATCACCCTCAATATCGATTCGATTGGCGCTGTGGCAATCAAGAAACACGGCGGAACGGTGAACCCTGGAACGTTCTGCAATATCCCTCCTGGGCCAAGCGAAACGGTTCTAACGTACAATGCGGCGAACAACGTGTTCTGGCTGCCGCCGTGCCCGGGCGAAGACTCGCGCGGCGATGCGGTCTCGGGGCCGAACCTGCAGTTCGGCTCCTACACATACTGCACAACCGGCGGCACATCCACGGCCTACACGTGCTCGCTGGCCAACTCTTTGAGTGGCGGCAACGCACCTGCGCTGACGGCCTACGCGGACGGCGAAACGTTCACGATCAAAATCAACGCGAACTCGGGTGCCAACCCCACGCTGAATATCGACTCACTCGGCGCGAGGAAGATATACATGCGCGTCGGTCGCAGTCCTGCCGTGCAGGTGGCTGCCGATGATCTCATCGCGAATCGCGTCTACAGCCTGGCGTACAACACGTCGCTCGATGGCGGCAGTGGCGGCTTCGAAGTCACGACGGGCGATACGCGCGGCCGGCTTGACAACACGCGGACATCTGCCACCGTCCTGACCTTCGGCGCAGACTGCACCGCAAGCTATCCCTGCAACATCGGCGCGGCTGGTTCGACCATGTATCCAATTACCGCATCGTTCACGGTCACGATCTCGACCGGCACCGGCAACTTGTACGTCTACAAGTCCTCGGCGGGAACTACGACCGTCGCGAAGACCACGGGCGATAGCATGGACCCGGCTTGCAGCGCGGGATGCACGGTAGGCTCCGCAATCACAGCGTTTCCCGTCGATTCGACGCCGCTCTACCTGTGTACCGCGACTTCGAGCGCGACGTGGGATTCGCCTGCGTGCGTGGACTATCGGCCAACGATCAGCAGACCGGGGAAGAACATCATCTGCTCAACGAACATGACATGCGTCGAGACGGCGACGTCGGTAACGATATCCAGCAGCGGCGGAAGTAGCAGCACTATTGTCACGAACCAGGGGCCATTGAGCGCAGTGAGCATGACTGGCTCATATGTGGATTTATTCTCTAATGTGACGCTGGCCGCTAATACGCTCGGCACTAATGGCTGTATCGGAGTGCATGTTAAGTTCACTAACTCCGCATCTACTGACTTACGCTTCAAGTTCGGCTCCACCACGTTTTCCATGGGTAACATGGGTGCTGACTCGAACATTCGCAACAGCTTCAAGATATGCAGCGCGGGTGGGTCAACGTCTGCCCAGCAGTGGTTATTCGATATGGGCGGATGGCATTATGGTACTAACCAATCGTCCGGAACTTACACCGGCTACAATGCCACGACCGAAGATTCTACGACTGCACTTACAATCAACATGCAAGCAAGCAGCGCGACTGGTGGGGCAACAGTCACCCCTATCAACTTCCTAATTTGGAAAATACAGTAACATGCGATTCCTTATTTCATTGCTCGCAATTTCCGCCTACGGGCAACCAGCGAGCGTTCGCGTGGAGGCTACGCCGACCCAAGCGGTCATCTCCTACGTCGCTCCGTCGTCCTCGGCCTGCACGGTTGAGGTGTCGGAGGCTTCGGGATTGTCTCCCGTTGTCAACGACGTGAACACGTCGATCTTCGCGTCGTCGGACAGCGACTCCACCGCGATCGGTGCGGGCGCGGCAGGCTTCCGCCAGTTGGTCGTTGGCAAGCGATCGGCGCAGATGTCGAGCGGGCGCATGTATTCGCGGGCATTGCGGGCCGACACGCTGCACTATGGGCGGCTGACCTGCGGGAGTGCAGTCACGTTCAGCTTCAAGACGGCTCCAATCGCCGGCGTCACCAACCTCGGGGATGCGTTCGATTCGACTGCGGGCATCCACGGCAACTGGGCGATGCCGGACTTCGATTGGACGGATCGCACGAAGCCGGTCATCGACCCGCAGACAGGGGCGGCCATCTACCGCATCACGGAGATCGGCGACTACGGGACGCTGCTCGACCAGAACTTTGAGGCCGCTTTCCAGGGCACAGGCTGGACGTCGCTGTCGAATATCACCAGCGGAACCACAGGCACGCTGGCGACCACAAGCAACACCAATGGCGCTTTTGTGGCGCTCGACACCACGTCGAACGCCAACTTCCCGGTGTATGGAGGCTTCGGCGCGATGATCGGAGCGAAGTTGGGAAACCTCGGCGTCTATGTTTTCGGATCGGGGACCGACGCCACATCCACGAATCGCGAGGTGGACCTGTGCCTCTCCGTGGACAGCGGGCAGACCTGCTACACCAGCACCGTGCGCGCGACGTTGCCGCAAACTACTGCGGCAGCGCTGAGCATCCTGCCGACGACATATCAGTCCTCTGCGTTCTACGGCTGGGGCAAGGCTGTATCGCAGGAGAACCTGGTTTTGAAAGGGTATGTCGATGTCAGCGGCTCCACTGTGACCCTGACCAAGTCCGAGGACACTGCCGCGATTGGGTCGCTCAACACGTCGGCGGCTGCCTGGTTCCGGCAGGAGTGGACGGCAGGGACGAAGATTTACATCGCCGGGTCAAGTCCGACCTGCACCTCAAATTTCTGCACGATTTCGAGCGTGACATCGCGGACTGTTCTGGTATTGAGCGAGAGCGGATTGAGCCTGACGAATGCGCTCTATCACTCGGCGAACTTCGGCGTGCGCGTGGTGAAAACGAACGCCACCGGCTCGGTTTCTATTTCCCTGTCCAGCCGAATCGTTGCCGGGCTGTTCACAGACGTGGGGGCGGCACCATCATGTTCGCCGTTGACCGCTACAACGACGGTGGACAAGGCGGGTTCCGCATTGGGTCGCACCGTGACCGGGCGGCTTTGCATCTTCCAATTCGCGAGGGAGTTCTCCGGGATCTTATATTTTATCGGAGAGTCCGAGGTGGACAATCGGCTGATCAGCCTGCTTCCGATGCCGTCGAGTCTTTCCGGGCACGCGGCGAACGAGGTGCCTTCAGGAGGAGGGTATTCGATCCGCTACCACCCCTATTGGTCTTCTACCGATGCCAATAAATTCTATGTGCTTTGTGACCTCGCCAGCGGTGGCGGCAAGGGCGTTTTTTCGGTGACGTACTCCGGTAGTGGGTATCAAGAGCCGAGCGGCATCCGTTACAACGTCTCAACAATTGGCACCATCTCTGGCTATACCGACCCGATGACGTGGGACAACAGATTCAAGGGCGCGTTGAATCTGGTTACCCAGATCACGGCCAACACGACCTACAACGCAGGCGGCGAGTGGCCCGCTCTGGCAAGCGCCCTGACCTTCGGCGGGTTAGCTGGCGATCGGCTGCTGTTCTATGCGCAGTTGAGCAGCCAGGACCTTCCCTGCGCCGTTTTCTATTTCAGCGCATCCAGTGGCGCATATCAGGGATGGTATGACACCCTCAAGAACGCGCCTGCGGGGTTCAAGTGGGCAGGTTGCCATTCGGTTACCGCGTTCGGGAATCATGCGTACATTTCTTCCCATAACCTGAGTTCCGGCAGCGCTGCCGTGAAGTACGGCGGGCCGTTTACGGCCACGGTTACGCACGTCAAGAAGAGTGGGGCATGGAACACAAACACTTCGCTCGATTCGCAGATCGATGGGTCATCTGGCGTCTACGATTCAGCATGTCCAGGCGGATTGTCAGCCACATTGATAGCGCTCGGAGCCACTGGCAACAATTGCGTCCAAGTGCGCATCAACGGAGAGCCGTGCTCGGCCACTCCTCACACCTCGGAGCTATCCGCCAATCCTTGCCCATGGGACGCGGCCAGGAGCTACGTCGGCAGCGCTCTGGCGGTTGGAGACGTGTTGCAGGACTACACGCTCGGAGATTCGGATGCCGAGTATCTCATGGTCGTGGCGAGGTCGAGCAACGACCTCACGTTGCTGCGGGACTCCTCCACTGGCTACTCCTGCTATCACCCGTACAATCGTGGCAAGAGTTGCGCGAGTGTCAGTTCCGGCCAGTACACTCACGCCAATGGATGGGTTGCGGTGGCACGGCCAGCGCTCAACAACCTGATTTACGATATGGCGGCGGCGGCAGTTCTCTATCCCGATGACTCCACATTTCGAGGCCACTTTGATGCGCAACCTGTAGACTCGACGCACCTCACATTCACAGGGATTGGCACCCTTGCGGGCGGGACCACCGCTGCTTACGTGGCGCGGTTCAATTCCACTACGCTCTCGGGGCCACCTCAGCAATACATGTTCTACGGGTCGCAGTTTGCCGGGTTCTCCGCATCGACAGCATCAACCCAAAGCTACTCCACCGGACCAGCCGCAACGAGCGGCGACGTGGCCAGGACACAGAAGGACTGGCGGCACATCAACCCAGGGCTTGGGTCCGATCAGGAGACTCCAGGCCAAAGCGTGGGATCGGCTCTCACGTATACCCTGCAATCGGGAATGTCGAGCGTTTACAAGATCGCGCCTTTGAACACCGCGTTCGCCAGCGTTGGCGAATACAAGCGCGGCGGGATTATCGGATGGAGCGGCCACTACGTGATGGGCGAGAAATCACACCCTTCGACGACATTGACCGACTCCGACACGTGGCGCTTCTGCTATGCCTACAAAGCTGGCGAGTGCTTTGCCGGGTCGTCGGCGGGCGACGTGTTTGCGGTGATTCCGAAGCTCGAAACAGGTATTGACCATTGCCAGTCATCGCAGGTGTCGTATCGCACTCCCTGTCTCTTCGCTGCGGGACCGGCGCAAAGCCAGATCACCGAGAGCTTCATCGACAAGAACGACCTCGCGGGCCTCTACCAGCGCGGGATTGGGCGTGGCGGAACGCGACCGGGTGCGCAGTACGTCTACACGCACGCGCGCGCCTTCGGGCAGTCGAACAAGGTCATCGCCACGAACTACCTCACGCAAGGTGCCTATTCGGGGGCCGTCCTGATCGATCCCGGAAGCCTGCCGCACGACACGGCGAACAGAACCACGTTTCAGGCTGTGGAAGTGAAAAATCTCCCGGCGTCATCGTACATCGAATTCGGCTACAACCCGAGTTTCGAATGTACGCAACGGGCCGAGTCCTGCAAGGTGGCCGCCGCGGCCATCGACCAGACGACGCCGTTTTACTTCGCCCACGAAACGATGTCCTCGACATCAGGCACCGTCACCATTCCGGCGCTACCGGGGCGGGTGTTGTACTGGCGCGTGGTGACCAGTGGAACACCCGGAGCCACGCAGGTTATGGTGAACTAGATCCATGGTGATCAACGTAAACACTTACGGCGTGCTTCCTGGCGGGCCCGACAACGACAGGAACTGGGCCGCCATGATGAAGATCGTCAAGAGTGGCGCTGTGCTTCAGTTCGGAGCGGGCAGTTACCGCTTCACCATGCCGATCATCATCGGTGACGGCAAGTTGAGCGTGTCGACCATCCATGGCATCACGCTGCGTGGTGAGGGCGCCGGCGCCGGGCCAAGCGAGATCGGGATGCCGCCTATCACTGAGATCGTTTGTCCTGAGATCCGCTTCGCTGGACCGATCGCCGAGTGCGCCGTCGAAGCGCTCACTCTCAACGGCGGAGGAATCGACATGGGTCATTCGTTCCGTGGTCGTATCGAGCGAGTGAATGTCTGGAACCCTCCGAGCTTCGGGCTGCGGATCGCAGGCAATCCCGGACCGCTTCCACCAGGTTGCGCCGTGAACGCGTCGGCCAATTCCATTCGCGACCTTAGAATCCAGTTGTCAGCGGAGCACTCAATCGGCATCATCCTGGGACAGGATTCGGTGATCGGCGAGGGCACATCTCAGAACCGCTTCGAGCGCTGCGCAGTCGTTGGTAACGGGTCGCTGACATCGAATGTTGGGCTCTCGCTCCGCTTTTGTGACTGGAATATTTTCGAGATGCTGCAGATCTCGTACTGCCGTCGCGCCTATGTCGAGATACCGTTCGTAGGCAAGGATGGCGCCTATCCATCGAACATCATCATGCGCGACGCAGTGCTGCAAGACATTCGGCCGATTCACTGGGATCTCAAATGGAACCCGCTCACCAGCGGCATTCATCTCGAGCGTTTCGTGCGCGAATGGGATGGCGGGCCGCCATCGCTCGACGCCAGCTACGGGCCGCCATGGCCAAAGCATTCCAAGATCTTCGGATCAGATACCACTGGGAGAATTTACAGCCTATGAAGTTAGCCACTCTTTTTCTCATGGCCGCCGCGCTTGTCGCTGGCCACGATGGGCGGTATGACGATGATCACGGATGGAACCGCCACAACCCACCGCCGGTATCCGCACCGGAGCCGTCCACATACGCGATGATGGCGATCGGACTGGGCGTGATTGTCGTGATCAGTCAGCGGCGCAAACCGCGATGACTCTAACGCAGGCGGCTCAACAGATCGCGCAGGCTTCGGTCGCGACAGAGCGCAGCACGTCGTTCCCGGCGGAGGTGATTGCCGGGCAGGCTGCGCTTGAAAGTGGATGGTTGCAGTCAGTGAAGGGCAACAATGTGTTCGGATGGAAGGCGTATCCGGGATGCCATGACCGGCAATTGATTCAAACGACGGAATGGCTCGACGACTCAGGGGTCGCACAGTATCAGGGACAGGACGGGCGGAAGGTCGTCAAGTTCCTTGGCAAAATCAACGGAGCACGGAAGCTCTACGCTGTGATGGATTGGTTTGCCGCGTTCCCGTCCGTAGCGGAGGCGTTCCGTAGTCACGTGGCGCGATTGCAGGCGATGCCGCGGTATCAAGTGGCCTGGCACCAATTCCAGGCCGATGGCGACGCCCGGGGGCTGATCCGCGGTATCGCCAAAGCGGGATACTCGACAGCGCCGGACTACGCCGACAAGGTGATTGAGATTGGGTGGGGAGTGCGGCTATCAGGACCGATAGCCGCGGCGCGGGCAGTCAAATCATAAATCTCATAGTAGGTCGAGCAGTCGCGCCAACAGGTAGACGATTTCGACGCAAGCAACTACAACAACAACAAATCCCACAACGCTCGTCGCGCGCAGTCCGCACAGCGGGCAGTATCCGTCCTTAGCACTGCTTTCTTCGTACCATCCCTGGCAGTGCGGGCATTCCATCCAGTAGGGTCGTTTCATAGCTCTCTCCGCATCTTGCGGAATCGAGCGAGCGCCCCGTCCTGCAATTCCTTAATATGCTCTTCGGAATGCAGCGCCTTGAATGTCGTGCGCCGATGGTGCTTGATCACCAGATCGCGTTGCAGGGCAATGCGGTACCCGAATTTACAGGCCACCTCGCAAAGGTAGTCATCGCCGCCGAACCCGCCAAAATCCTCAAACGCTTCGTGTCGAAATCCGACGTCAGCGAGAAACGTACGGCTCAACATCGCGCAGAAGAACGCGACCATCTTTCCCGGTGGAAGAGACACCCATCCGGTCGCTTCCGGATTGTCTCGCGCGTACCTGCCCTGCCATCCGGAATCGGTAGTAAGCGGACTGCATATCGCGATAGACCGATCCTTGTCGAATGGTTGTCGCAGAAGCTGTAGCCAGTTCGGCGCGGCCTCGGTGTCGTTATTCATCAGGACAACGTAGGGCGCTGTGCCGATCGCGATTCCTTGCTCGACGGCCTTGACGAATCCCACATTCGTTGGATTGCGTAAGACGACAACGTTTGGAAAGTCAGCGGCGCGGATGGCGCCGGTGATCTGATGCCAGTCCTCCGCCGGGCTGCCGTTGTCGATCACGATCAAACGAACATCGTCGAGCGGCGAGTACTCCGCGATGGTTTCGATGCAGCGAACGGCCTTCGCCGTGATGTCGGGGGTGACGCCAAAGTGGGGAATGACGACGTCATACGTGATCATCACTTCCACCTCGCTTGAAACACGTCGAGCGGGACCAACTGCCCGAATGCATTGGAGCAGTGGTCGCAAACGCGAATCACGCGCACCTGCTGCGTTTCCTGGTTGATCGAGCTCGCGAACATCCCCTCAATGACCGGCGGCGTGATGGCCGTGATCTCACCGTGCGCCAGCCCGCACGCCGGACATTGGCCTGGGCATGGCTTCGGCATGCGATAGTAGACCGGCGCGCACGCCTCGATCTTGGTTTGTGCATGTGCGACGACGCTGGCGAACAGCGCGCCGAAAAATCCGAGTCGTGTGGTTTTCATCGCATCACCTCGTCAATGAATCGAAAGTCCGGATCCTTGCGGCCGGCTTCCAGAATGTAGTCGTAGATCAGTTCCAGCGCGTTCGCGTTGCGACCACCGAGGTGGCCGATGTGACCGTGAATGGCGCAAACCGGATTTTCCGCCTCGGTGCGGTACATCGTCGGGCCGGTGTCTCTGATGACGTAGGATCTCAGGCCGCTTGGCCGCCGCCAATCGTTGTACTCCTGATCCGCCACCCAGTAGCCCAGCATTTCTAGCGCCTCGTAGCAGCCGTGCGAAATATGCCAGCCGGGTGCCTTGAAGCCCTTCGTAGTAAGTCCCTTCTCCTGCGCTCCGGCGAGCGCATCGAGACAAGCTAGCCTGTTCCATTTCTGGCATTCCCGATTCGTGTTGTGATGCCAGCCGTGGGCAACTAGGTCCAGCCATGGGCGCGTGTCCTTCATGACCTGGATGAAGCCGATGGAGCAGCGCGCCGGAATCGTGAACAGCGTTGCACGGAAGGTCGGCAGTTCCTCCTTCAGCTTGTCGAGTAGGATGAGGCTTTCTAGCGAGCGCTCATCGTCGCAAAAATCGTCAAGATCCACTATGGTCACGCTGCACCTCCAGTGCCGATCACCAGGCCGTCGGCGAAGCGGGACTGCCCGTAGTCCTCACCGAATGCGAAGCCGCACGAGAGCGCGGTGAGCACCAGATTGGCCGCATCCGGCGTTGCTTCGATCTTCAATTGATGCAGCAGGATTGCCGCCATCTGCTGATACTCTTCGATATCGCGAATGACCGCGTATGCCGCTTCCAACGCCGTGCGGAACTCGCCGGACGATTCGCGCGCGCGAACGTGGTCTCCGATTGCTTTACGATCTGCGATTGTCATCATGATTATCAATAGTAACGCCTGATAGTCCGCAGTGCAATAAAAATCTACAGTGACGCATGAAAATTACTCTCTCACGTGTTCCGTAGGCTCATCATCGGGCCCGGGCGCTGGCCACTTGCGCGCCATGTTTTTGTCCTGCTTCGCCTGCAGATGTGCCATTAAATCGGCCGGCTCGCCGCCGTGCCGCCAGTAGCCGTCGAGCGCAAGGATTGCCACGTCGATCCATTCCTCTAGGTCGTCGGGCTTCGCATCGATCTCTGCGAGTTCCTTGCGGATGTGCGCAAGAATACCGAGCGTCCGCTTGCCTTCGCCGAACGTCGCGCGGCTCCACTGGCGCTGACGCTCATTGTATTCGCGGATGTCGTTGGCTCGACCGCGCAGCAGTTGCGCATTGCTGGCGTTCTGGATGGCATCGGTGATGGCGTCGAGCAGCCGCCTAATGGTAGCTCGCGGAGGCTCCGCGAAGAACACATTTTCCACGATCCGCTCAGCCGCCTGCCGTGGTGATTCTTCTGTCATTGTCCTGTCTCGCTTTCCACGATCACGATATCGACCTTTCCTGTCTTCCACTCGATCGCCACTCCATCAGCAGCGATCCTATGCAACTGTCCCGCCTCGTTTCGCAAATACACGCCAACGATACCGTTGTCCTGGTCAAAGTAGAACACGTCATAGATCGGTGACCCGTCCAGCACGACCGTGCAGCGGTTCCATAATTCGCCGAAGCAGTTTCCTACCTTGTCGCGGTTTCCACCTCGGCAATCGACCCATCGACCGGTCGGAGTCGGCAGTTTTAAACACGCCACGAAGTGATAGTGCCCGACCTCCCAATACGTCGTCGAGCCATACGGCGCGAGGAATCCGACCAGGTCATCAGGCGTGAACGACCACAGATGCTCAGGGTATTCGCCGTGCGCGATCGCGGCGTCACACTTGTCGTTGAGCGTGCCGATGATCACTTTGCCGCCTGGCTCGCAGACTCGAACCAGTTCGGCGACGAGATCCTGCGGGCGCTCCATGTGCTCGATGAGCTCGCCGCAGCAGACACGGTGGAATGTGTCGGCGGCGAACGGCATAGCGAGCGCGTCACCGATTCGGTAGTTGAGCATCGGCGTGATCTCCAGCGTTCGGCGGCAAGCCTCCTCCGAGAAGTCGAGCGCGGTATAGCTGCCTGGATAGCCGAGGCTCACCGCATACTGGGCCACTCCCCACCAGCCGGCGCCGACGTCGAGTACACGGTCCTCCGGTTTCACTCCCTGCAAGAACGCGCGCATTCTGACGGCGTCGTAGCGGTGGACGTTCTCCAATCGCCACACATGGTTGAACCACTCCGGGGTGTTGATGTTCTTTTCAGCGAGTCGCTTCATTGCTCTTTCTCCTCTTTCCACTTCCTTGTGAAGTAATCCGGGAACCGCTTCGCCTGGCCTTCCGTCGTTTCCATGTGCTCGACTTCCAGGTCCTCGATGTATCCCTTTGCGTATCCGTTACGTGCCAGCCAGTCGCACAACTGGTCGTCCTGTCCCCAGGCCTTCGGCAACGTCTCGTCGTAGCCGCCGTCGGCCATGAAGGCGGCGTAGATCGCCGCCGGCACCGAGTGGAACAGGCCGCCGACGATGGCCGTCACGCCGATCGGATGCCCGGCAAGTTCATGCGTGCGTACTCGCCGCGGCTGGTTGTTGATGCCGACGACGCGCGGGCTCAGTACCCAGCGTTCCGCTTCCTTGCAGGTCTCGTAGATGTTCGCGACAGCGGCGAGCGTTCCGGGATGGCGCATGGCCAGGTCATTGTCCATTTTGACGATCAGATCGTAACCGCCGCGGTCCAGGATCTCGCGCACGCAAATGTTCGATGCCTTTGAAATGCCGATGTTGTCGGGCCGAAGCGCCACGTGAGTATGGACGTGGTTCACGTATTCGCGCAGATAATCCGGCGTCCCGTCTTCGGAGCCGTTGTCGAGAATGAAGTGGTCGTACTCGCAGCCGGCGTTGAGCGCGAGCAGCTGCAAAAACTTTCGCGTGTAGGCAAGCCGATCACGAGTGAGAGTGTAGATGGCGATTTTCATTTCCTCGGATCCTCCGGCCAGCAGCCGAACAAATCAGCGGCGCACGGCGGCGGTGGAGTCTTCGGCTTCGGCTTGTGGCAGCCGGCCATCAAAACCGCAACATAGGCGGCAAGTAGTATCGCGACGATCATAGTCCGTGTTTCTCCTTCAGTACTTCGAACGCTTCCTCGTAGCTGACCGACCCGCCGTAGGTGATGCCGCCCTGTCGCACGGCTGTCGAGAAGATCGGCGCGCCGCCGCAGTGCACGCCGTAGTGACCTTTCGCCGCCATCGTGAGCCACAAGTCCCAATCCTGAAGCCGCTTGATCGCCGGATCGAAGCCCGGGAACAGCGGCCGGCGGATCAGGCTCATGGTGCTGGCGAGGTTGCGGCGGCGCAGGGCCTGCGGATCGAACTGGTGATCGCAATAGATGCGGCCTCCCATTTCGTATGCGCCGAAGGAATACGCGGCCTCGGGGTGGGCGTCGAGCGCGGCAACCATGCGTGCGATGCCGGTCTTTGACCACGTGATGTCGTCGTCCGAGAAGAGCACGAAGTCTTTCGGGCTGCGCAGTGGCCGATCGCTAAATGTGTCCATCCGCTCGGCGGCAATCAGTCCCTCGTTGCGGCAGCGGTTTGCGTTTTCCCACCTGTCCGGCATGATCATGACATCATGCACGTGCGGCGCAAAGCTCGATCGCGCGAGCGACGCGACGGTGATTGACGGATCTCCACCTTCGCGGACGGGAATGACGATCTGCACGCGGGTCATCGGGGAGCCTCCCACGTGCAGACGGTGCACCGATCGCACACCACCGGGTGACCGCTCGGGCATTCGGTCGCGAGCACTGGAGCGACTGCGGCCGGCGGTGCCTCAACCGTCGAAGCGATCACCTCCTCTCGCTCTTCCGCTTCGATGATCCGCACGTCGGCCTTCGGCGAGAACGCTTCGCGCAGAGCCTTGCCGCCGTCCTTCGGTGCGGTGTTCCAGGCGTGCGTCGCGCGCTCTCGGGCGTTCGGGCCGAAGAAGAAGTACTGCTGCGCTTTCCGTGCGCCTGGTTCGATGCCCACGATGCGGATCACTTCGCAGCCTCCGGCGTCTTGCGCGGGCGCCCCGCTCCTTCCCGGAACCCGCCGATGGGTCGCGGTTCAAACCCTGCGATCTTGCGAAAATAGGAACCCAGCGAGCAGTTCTCCCGCTTCGCCTTCTGGGTGATGATTTTGCGTTCGGCCGGTGTCAGTCGAACCGCTACAGTCTGTAGTGCCGCCATAATTCGAGTGTAAAACTTTTTTCAAGCGCTACGCAAGATTTTTCTTGCGAACTTTACAATCACGAGATTCGGCGTGCGGAGCGAACCACGATGCGGCTGTGGCAGGGTCCCGTGACACTCGGCGCTGGCCTTGCGTCCGCGTTCGGTCTGTCTCGGATTGTAAAAGCGGAGATGAGCGGCAAGCGGTTGCACCGCACCCATACCAACGCGGGCATACATGGGCCGGTGGAGATCCCGCCGAACATGCTTTGCGTGCTGCTGATGGACGCGCGCGCCGAAGGCCCGCAGTACGAGGCCGAAGTGCTATTCACAGGGCAGGACTACCGCCTGCACCTGTGGAAGATGGGAGCAGGCGACACGCGAGAGCCTCAGGTCATTGATATCGGCGTGCCACAGCCAATCGTCCAGCCCGTCGCTGAGCCGGACATTCTGCGGTATCTCGATCCCGAGTACTCCGCAGCGCTGCTGGAGGAGTCGCTGGCCGACGAACCGGGCGCAAAATAATTCACGTGTGCCATTCGATTTCTCTTGATCCAATCGCAATCTAGCGTTACTATTGATTATGGTCAAAGCAATGACACCCACTCAAATCGCGAACGACATGATCCGCGCGAACACGGGCCGTAACCCGGTTTGCGTGCGCAACCTCAGCGTCTCCGGCGTATACGCCTTCCACACGCCGATCGGCTTCCGTGCCTACGCTGGCAGCTTCACTGAGGCGCTTTCGATCCTCGCTCACCGGATGCGGACGAACAGTTTCACGAACGCGCAGATCGTTTCGGAGGTGCGGTGATGGCAACGGCAACCCAAGTGAAGGCAGCGCTGGCCGTGACGATGGCCGTAGCCGAGACGATCAGGGAACTGGGACGCACTCCAAGCGGCCATTTGTACGCGGGACTCTGCGATAGGATTTCTTTCGCGTCATACGAGCAGATCATCGGCACGCTCGTCAACGCTGGACTGATACGGAAGTCCGGACACGAACTGATTTGGATCGGTGGAGGCGTGAAGTGATCGAAACAATGGCTACGGTCCACGTCCATATCGGGCAACACCTGATCTTCCTTGCGCTCGGCTTCGTGTCGGGCGTGCTTCTCACCCTAATGGCGAAACGAGGCTAACAAATGAGATACGAACTCGAAATCAAGAACGGCAACGAATGGCACACCGTGCGGGCCGCCGACACAACGCGCGAACTGAAGAAGTACGCGACGAACATTGCGGCCACCTACCGCATTTGGGACCTGGAGAAGGGTCCGAAGTACTGCTATCTCCACATGGCGCCGGGCAGCGTGACGATGGAAGGCTGGATCATGTGTCCGTCGGGACGGGCGTCATGAGCAGCATCCGAGTGGAGCGCTACGGCAGCCAGTACATCGCGCGCTGCACCTACGAGCAGAAGGACATCGTGAAGGCCGCCGGCTTTCGGTGGGACTGCGCGATGAGGCAGTGGTACACGACCGATGCGGCTATCGCGGCGAAGCTTGACGACGTCGAAGGCCTGCGCCAGCGCGTTGCCGCGGCGAACACGGCCAAAGTGGAAGCGATCGAGATGTCCCGCGCGTCCGACTCCGACGCCGACATTCCGCGGCCGGAAGGGCTGGAGTACCTGCCGTATCAGCGAGCGGGGATCGCATACGCGCGGCGGTTTCCGACGGTCCTGATAGGTGACGACATGGGCCTCGGGAAAACTATCCAGGCCGTCGGCATCATCAACGATGACTCGACAATCAATCGCGTGCTCGTCATCTGTCCCGCTTCACTGCGGCTGAACTGGCGACGCGAGTTGAAGAAGTGGCTCGTGACGCCGAGGCAGATCGGCATCGTAGACGACGGCAAGTCTTACCCTGCCATCGCCGACGTCGTCATCATCAACTACGACCTGGCGAGCAAGCACGCGGCGGCGCTGCGGGCGAAGGAGTGGGACCTCGTTATCATTGACGAGGCGCACTATCTCAAGTCGCCGGACGCCAAGCGAACCGTCGCTATCCTCGGCCGCAAACAATCAAAGAAGCACGACGCCGTTGCGCCGATTCCGGCGCGGCGCAAGGTCTTCCTCACCGGCACGCCGATACCCAATCGCCCAGTAGAGGGATGGTGGGCGGCCGAGCAACTCGGCGTGATGTCAAACTTCTTCGCGTTCGCCAAACGCTACTGCGCGGCGGTGCAGAATCGATGGGGCTGGGACTTCACCGGCGCTTCGAACCTCGCCGAACTCCAAGAGAAGCTTCGCGCCGGCGGCATGATCCGCCGGTTGAAGGCCGACGTGCTGAAGGAGCTGCCGGCGAAGCGGCGCTGCGTGATCGAGCTGCCGGCGAACGGCGCGGCGAAGGTCGTGAAGGCTGAAGCCGACGCCTGGGCCGATCATGAGGCGACGATCGACGCGCTGCGGGTGGCTGTCGAGCTGGCGAAGGCGAGCGAGAACCCGGAAGACTATCGCGAGGCCGTCCTGAAGCTGAACAAGGCGACACAGGTAGCCTTCACCGAGATGTCGAAGCGGCGGCATGATACGGCCGTTGCCAAGGTGCCGTACGTCGTTGAGCACCTGCGCGGCATTATCGAGCAGGGCCGCAAGGTGGTGTGCATGGCGCACCATAAGGACGTCGTCGACGCGATCATGGCCGAGTTCCCGGACGCCGTAAAGGTGACCGGCGACGTCTCCATGGCCGATCGCCAGTCCGCGGTTGACCGGTTTCAGAATGACCCGCTGTGTCTTTTGTTCGTGGGAAATATCCAAGCGGCAGGCGTCGGACTCACTCTGACGGCAAGTTCGCATGTCGTGTTCGCGGAACTCGACTGGGTTCCCGGGAACGTAACACAAGCGGAGGATCGCTGCCATCGCATCGGTCAGACGGACTCGGTGCTGATCGAGCACCTGGTACTGGAAGGCTCGATGGACGCGCGTATGGCGACCACGCTGATTGCCAAGCAGTCGGTGCTGACCGCGGCGCTCGACGAACTGCCGGAGCAGCCGGTGGTCGCGCCGGTCCGCGAGCGCGGATGCACGGAGGATGTCTCGCGCAAGCAGATCGTGAAAGAAGCCGCCGAGTTGTCGCCGGAGGCAATTGCCGAGATCCACGCGAAGCTGCAGCGACTGGCTGGCGTCTGTGACGGCGCGCGTGAGTTGGATGGTGCAGGGTTCAACCGCTTCGATTCTGCCATTGGCAAAAGCTTGGCGATGGCGCACACGCTCACGCAAAAGCAGGCTGCGCTTGGCGCGCGGCTGGTCAACAAGTACAGGAGGCAATTGGGATGATGCGAGCTATTTTGAAGTGCAGGAAATGCGGCTGTCTGTGGTCGTGCCGCGCGATCAGAGAGCCAGACGGCGCAATCGTGGTTGACGAGGGCGATCCCGCGTCTACATCATGCCCGCGATGTGAGAGTGAGGACGTCCAGCATCGGTACTCGGAGACCATCCATGATTGAAGATGTCCACCGTTTACCGCTTACTCCGCGCGCAACGGGCCGGACTTGTCGTCGTCTGGATTGACCGCGACAGTGTGCGGATCGGTCACCAGGCGGGCGACACTCCGGACCTGCGCTGGCGATACGCGATGTCGACGCGGCTGCGATACACGGAGGCCGAGGCGCTGCGGCTGCTCGACCGGCTAGGCGTCAAGTGAATATTTCACGCGCTACGTTCGATTTTTCTTGAGCCAGACTAAATCTAGGGTTACGATTGATTATATGCCACGAACAACACAGATACAGAAGTGCATCGACGAGCAGGCACGCGCGGCGCAATACCTGGTGGACAATCCCGATGGCGATGAAGTGCGTGGGGCTGCACTCGGCGTTGCCGACTGGATGGCAAAAGAGGTAATTGAGCGGACGTCGTATGAGTCGTTTCTGGAGTCCAAGCACTCCATCAAAGCGCTGTCCGGCTTCACGCCATCGCCCGTCAATCCAAAGCTGTTTCCGTTTCAGCGACACATCGTCGAGAGGGCGATAGAAGCTGGCAAGTTTGCTATCTTTTCCGAGTGCGGGACGGGGAAGACAGCCATGCAGTTGGAGTGGGCGCGGCAGGTATCTCAACATACAAGCAGTCCTGTCCTGATTCTTGCGCCACTGGCGGTCACGGAACAGACACGGCTAGAGGGTGTCAAGTTTGGGATTCCGGTAACGATATGCAGAAACGAAACCCACGTCCGGCCGGGCATCAACATCACGAACTACGAGATGCTGAAACATTTCGACGCGAATGCGTTTGGCGGTGTGGTGTTGGATGAAAGCTCCGTTCTCAAGAACTTCAGCGGAGCAACGAAACGGGCGATCATTGAGGCATTTGCAAAGACGCAATACAAGCTCGCATGCACGGCTACTCCAGCGCCGAACGATCACATGGAACTTGGGAACCACTCTGAATTTCTTGACGTGCTTGACGGCACCATGATGCTTTCCCGGTGGTTTCTGAACGACACCATGAAGGCCGGCGGATACCGCCTCAAGAAGCACGGCGCGAAGGATTTCTGGCGCTGGGTAGCGAGCTATTCAGTTTGTGTTGAGAAGCCTTCGGACATTGGGTACAGCGACGATGGATGGGTCATGCAACCATTGCGCTTTCATGAGCACATCGTCCCAGTGGATTATTCGGTGGCTACCGACGGGATGCTGTTCAGGGTCCCGAACTTGAACGCCACCGGGCTGCACAAGGAAATGAGACTGACTGCCCATGGCCGCGCGCGCAGCGTGGCTGAGTTGGTCGATGACACCCCGGGCGCATGGATAATCTGGTGCAACACCAACTACGAAGCAGACGAACTTACATCAATGCTGCCGGCTGCCGTTGAGGTCAGGGGCGACGAATCGATGGAGGCGAAAGAGCGCAAGTTGCTGCAATTCGGAAGCGGTGACTATCAGCAGATCATAACGAAACCTTCGATTGCAGGATTCGGGCTCAACTGGCAACACTGTCACAACATGGCGTTTGCGGGATTGTCCTACTCCTACGAGCAACTTTATCAGGCGGTCCGCCGGTCATGGAGGTATGGTCAAACCAAGCCGGTCAACGCTCATATGTTCATGGCAGAGACAGAGGGGCCGGTGATGGCGGTCCTTCGCGATAAACAGAAGCGCCACGAGGAAATGAAGCGCGAGATGGTGGGAGCTATGGCGGAATGGCAACTGCGCAAGACTCCAGAGAAGCAAAAGACGAAGGCACTAATACTGCCGGAATGGATGAAAAAATGAGCATAACAAGCCAACAGGTAGGCGACAAGTGGGCAATGTACTGTGGCGACGCCTGCGAAGTGATCAAGGAGATGCCGGCCGACTCAGTAGATTTTACGGTATTCAGTCCACCGTTCTCGTCGCTGTACATCTACTCCGATCACCCCGCGGACATGGGTAACTGCGAAGACGATGAAGAGTTCTTCCGGCACTTCGGCTACCTGACGCCGGAACTTCTTCGCATCACGACTCCGGGCCGATTGTGCGCTATCCACTGCAAGGATCTCCCCACCTATAGAAACTCAGACGGGGCGGCAGGATTGCGAGACTTTCCGGGAGCTTGCATCGTGGCAATGGAGCGCGCCGGGTGGACATATCACTCGCGAGTGACGATCTGGAAATGTCCTGTCACGGAGAGGGAGCGGACGAACAACAACGGACTGCTGCACAAGACCGTGACGCGCGACAGTTCACAGATCCGCATGGGCATGGCAGACTACGTGCTGACGTTCAGGAAAACACCAGGAGGCTCTGAGAATTTAAGCAGTAAGCCGATCATCAGACCGGACGGATTTACCGCATGGATCGGAGATCCCGAATACGATCCACGCACGACACTGGAGCATCCTTCGAAGTTTGCCCGCAAAGGGAAAGCTGGAAAGCCGAGCGTTGAATTGTGGCGGCGCTATGCAGAGCCGGTATGGTGGGACATCGACCAAACCGACGTGTTGAATTTCAAGATAGCGCGGTCTAACGAGGACGAGAAGCACATTTGCCCGCTACAGCTCGGACTGATTCGACGGTGCATTTACCTCTGGTCTCTACCTGGAGACGTCATCTTTTCACCGTTCGCGGGAGTGGGCTCAGAGGGTTACGTGGCAATCCAGGAGGGGCGGCGATTCGTCGGGATCGAACTCAAGCCCGAGTATCACGAGTGGGCATGCAAGAACTTGGAGTCGGCTGAGGATTCACAGCCTTCATTGTTCGCGGAGGAAACATGCTGACCCGACTCGAAACCAAGCCGCAAGGCGCCACATTCACCGGCACGGTAGAGCCATCGCTAGCCGGGGGCGGCTCCACGTGGAGCCTCTACAAGACTGACAGCGGCCGGCGCTACTGGTGGGCCGTGACCGACGACGGCCGCGGCTCCTGGTGGGAGGAGGTACAAGGCGATGCCAACGCCATCGTGTGAGTGCGGTCGCTGCGCGCGCTGTCAGAATCGCGAACATGCAGCGCGCTATCGGGCGAAGCGCAGGCGTGACGGGATCTCGCGCGTGGATCACAACGGGCAATCGGGCCTGGCACGCATGTCTCTCGAAGACCTTCGCGCGGCGTCGGCGCAAGCGATCAGGGATGAAGAAATTCGCGCCTACGGGCCGCAGGCACCCGGCTCCACGCTCGACCCTGCGCGCGTTTTCTCACTGCGGGAGGTACGCGACAAATGAACCGCATCATCAATTGGCTACAAGTCCTGCTCGCTGTTCTGGTGGTATACCTGGTCTACCACTTCACCTCGCTCGGGTTTCCCCTCTAAAATAAATCTTCTGCTACGTTCGATTTCTCTTGAATCGCGCGCAATCTAGCGTTACTATTGATTATGCCTGCGACTTCACACAACGTTTACGAAATCATGGCGCGCCGCGAGAAGGCTGAAAAGCTCTATCTCGCTCTCGCGCGCGCAGGGGCAACGCTCGAACAACTGCGGTTGATGGGCGACAAAGAATGGGCGCTCGCGGCGAAGGCGGCTGGCTGCAATGTGCCGTCGGCGGCAACGCGTCGGCTTGTGGTTAACCTTGCCGAAGAGCGCTGCGCGGCGGCTACCGCTTACCGTCCGACTGCCGAGGAAGAGGACGCGGCGGCCGGGCTTGACGAAGACTACGACCGGGTCTATGAGGACCGGTGCGATTACGTTCGATAGAAAGGCGTGCGAAATGACACGAGACGATATGGCGTGCTTGAATGTTGGCCGCGAAGTCGTGAGGATGATCCACGAACTTCGCGCAAAGGCCAAACAGGATATTGGATTCACGAGGCGGAGTATCAGCTTTCCGGGCGGCGAGGTGATCCTGCTGATATGCGATACCGAAGTCGCCGAGACAGCAGAGAAGGCGATCGCCGCAAAATTCACGGTCGAGACCGTCGATCCGGACGACGACACGGAGGCGAAGAAGCAATGACCGATCATCAGAAGTGGCTCGCTGAACGCAAACGCGGCGTCGGCGCGTCGGACATCCACCAAGTACTGAACCTGGAACCCTACGGCTGCGCGCGGCGGCTGTTCATGGAGAAGGTCGGGTTTCCGCCCGATTACGAACCCGAAGACAAACTGATCTTCCAGCGCGGCAAGCGCATGGAGCCGATCATTCTCGACATGCTCAAGGAAGAGCACGCCGATCTTGACATCAAGGCGGCGGCCGAATCGAAGCAGGGCGCCGTCAGCTACCATCGCGCATCGCCGGATGGCTACGCCTACGAGCGGCGCACGGGTAGCGGCATGGTCATCGAGTCGAAGACGGCCGGAGAGCGCGCCTGGCGGAAGATGATTGCCGAAGGACTGCCGGATTCCTACATCGTGCAACTGCAATGGTCCATGCACGTGTGTGGCGTCCAGCGCGGACTCTTCGCGATTCTGTGGGCTGATGCCTGGAAGTTTCGGTCGTGGATCGTCGAGCGCAACCAACCTATGATCGATGAACTGGTGGAAGCGGTGGACAACTTCTGGGCTCGTCTGAAGCGGGCGAAGGAGCACAACACGATCGAGCAGGCGCCGGAGCGGTTGGAGCCGTCGGACTCGCGCTGCCAGCGCTGTATCTATCGGACGTCGTGCCAGGGCCGCGCGCTGCTCGAAGCCGCCGGTGACAAGGGCGAGATGCGCAACGACGTCATTATGCTCACCGGGTCGCTGGCGCGTCAGATGGAGTCGGCGGTAGAGCGCTTCCTATCACTACGCGAGCTCGCAAATGAAGCGACGGAGATGCTCGAGTCGGCGAAAGCGGAGATCAAGGCGGCCATGGGCGAGCGAACGGCGGTCGAGATCAACGGCGCGCGCATCTACCATCGGCCGGTGATCAGCAAACGAGTAGACACCACGATGCTGAAGCAGAAGTACAAGGACGTCTACGAGGCGGTGGCAAAAGATTCGGTGTCGCAGCCGCTGAAGGTGTACGGGATCTAGGGATCGAAAGGACGATAGGTGATGAAACCAAATCTCAAAATGATGTACGGACTAACCCACGACATGGACGGCAACGCAATCGTGCGCGTGCCAAAGGTGGTGAAGGTCCAGATCGGGCAGCCGAAGGGGCCGGACGTCGCGGTCTATATCGCGGCAGACGACAATTGGCGGGTGCTCTATAACGGCAAGCTTCGCGCCTATGCCGGAAAGGATCGTGCGCAGGCAGAGGCTGCCTATCGCGACTGCATCGCGAGCGCGACAGAAGGCACGCCGCCGAAGCTGCTCGGGACGAAGGCTCCAAAGTGCGAGCAGCGAAGATTCCCGAGCAAGTTGCCCTATTTTACGTTCTCGAAGCAGAATGGCGACGGCACCTATGAGCCGGACTGGGATGCGATCGAAGCTCATGGCCACTGTCCAACGGAGATCGAAATCGTCTTTGTCGACAATGCTCCGTTCCAGGCGCAGTACCAGATGTGGAGCGCGTCTGAACTGCTATGCACAGGTGACGGGCTCACCGCCGAGCGCAATGCGGTGAAGCTGCCGGGCGGTCATGAGGCGGCGGCGCAAGCGGCACTGAAGGCGCATCAGAAAATGTTTCCGATCGTCAACGGTTGCCACGCCTGTGGCTGCGCTTATGCGCAGCCGGGCGAGAAGAATGGTAAACCGACGGCACCGGCATGCAAGCCGCACGGACGCCTTCAGTTCCAACTGGTGTCCTCGCTTCGCCTCGGTGGCACGGCGCAATTCGACACCACGTCGTTTCGGTCCGTGTCGCAGATTTTCTCCTGCCTGCAACAGTTCCTCGCATTCACAGGCAACGGCGACGCCAACCGCGGCTGGCTTGCGGGCATCCCGCTCCTGATGTGCCTGCGGAAATTCAAGCACTCACAGGGCAACGCCTATGCGGTGTCGCTTGAGTTTCGCGCCGAGTCGGTTACGGCACTGCGTACGAAGATCATCGAAGCAGGATCATCCTTCCGCGCCGCAATCGATATGGTGCCTCCGGCGCCGGCCGCAGCGGTACCGCCAGCGCGACAGATCACGGCGGGTGGACAGGTAGAGGCTCGCGAGATGACGAGCGAGTTTTACGATGATCTGCCGGACGCCGAAGACGGCGCGCCGAAGGCCGGTGACATGGCGGCTGCCACGGCGACGCGAGAGGGCGCACTGGTTGCGCGGCTGGCCGCGGCGAAGGCTACAGCGTCGCCCGTCGTCGAAGCTGAGATTGTGACCGAGGATATGGTCGAGGAGTCGGAAGAGAACGACGCGAACGAAGACTACGATCCGACGCGGCCGATACCGCCGGCGGCGACAGATGGACCGTCAGAGGCCGAGATGCAGGCCGCGACGATCGCGGCAGACAAGGCCGACAAGGAGAAGGAGGCAAAGCGTGGTCGCAGATAATTGCAAGGTTGGAGATACCGTCGAAGGTACCTTTGTGATCGTATCGATCGAGCAGAAACAGGGATCCCGCGGGGGTCCCTTCCTCGCAGGAAAACTCCAGAACAAAGACGGGGTGATCCCATTCAAGCGCTGGAACGCTGAACTGCGGGACAATCCCGGGAAAGGATCGGTGGTCACGGTCGGCGCATTGTTCGATGCGTACGAGGGGGTTCCTCAACTCATCGTTTCATGGTGGATGCCCGCTGCCGAAACCACCTACAGTGAAGCCGATCTGATCCCGCACTCACCGATCGAATCGGACGTGCTCTGGTCGGAGATGCTGAGTCACATCGAGCGCATCGGAGACGCTGGCTTGCGCGAGTGGCTGTCCGCATTCGTCGCTGATCGAGAGAAGGCAATTCGAATGGCTCCGGCGGCGATCGCAATGCACCACGCTTACGCAGGTGGGCTCATGGAGCACATCAACGGGCTTTGCCGGGCGGCCGAGCAGATCGGACTGGTGTACGATGTCGATCTCGATATTCTCATTGCCGGATGCGTTCTTCACGACATCGGCAAAATCTTCGAACTCGACTCGTTTCCGTCGCTCGATTATACGGCGATCGGGAATCTGGTGGGACACATCTGCTGCGGCGTGTCTGTAGTCTCTCAATCCATGCTGGAATGGAACAAAAAGACAAGACAGGTATTGTCGCTGGAAGATATCGAAGTGGCTCGGCGTGAATCTGAACAACGCCAAGTTCAGCCCCACCTCCGCTACCACATCATGCATCTCATCGCCAGCCATCACGGCACGGCCGAGCACGGCGCAGCGCGACCGCCGGCCACACTCGAAGCGATGATCTTTCACCACCTGGACATGATAGACTCGCGTGCCTGGATGTTCGCGCAGCACGTGGCGGCCGATCAGTCCGACGGCGAGTTCACCAACTTCCACCGTGGGCTTGAGGCGCGGTTGTGGAAGCGGGCGGTCGGGCGGGAGGTGGGTGCCGATGCCAATCAGTAAGCTTCAGCGCGACACGCCAGCCTTCGCCACCGGGCCCGAACTCTCGAAGTGGATGGAGGCGAACGGGGTGCGCGTCGATCGCGCGCGCATCCCGGAGTGGCTGGAACGCGAGCGCAAGAAGGACGATGATCGCGCCGCCAAGAAAGGGAAACCATGAAAATCTATGTCGCCAGTAGTTGGCGGAATGCTCAACAACTCGCTGTAGTTCAATCTCTTCGTGATCACGGACACGAGGTGTACGATTTCAAAGGCAGAGGGAGCGGTTGGAATCGTCCAGGCGATGAAAACTCTGATATTTCCCCATTCGGTTGGTCATCTATTGATCCGTCGTGGCGAGAGTGGGATTCAAGCGCGTACATTCAAGGTCTGCGCCATCCGATCGCTGCCGCCGGATTTAAGCGCGACATGGACGCTCTGCACGAGGCCGATGCGTGCGTAATGGTCATGCCTTGCGGGCCGTCTGCATCCATGGAACTAGGCTATGCGGTGGGTGCTGGAAAGTTGACTATCGTATACATCGAGGCTATTCGTGAACCAGACCTGATGGTTTTAATGGCTACTCATATAACTCGCGATTGGACACGGGTGATCGCGTTGTGCGGGAGCGATTCATGAAGCCGCCCACTCGCACCTGGCGCGGCGAACTCTTCATCTGCGATCGCTGCGACTCGCTCGACGCCGAATGTCCGGTCTGTCGCTCCGCCATCGTCCGCAACCCGTACCGCGTTCAAGCGATCGAGCGCCAGCGCGGCGAGTTCTACCACTTCCGATGCCGTCTTGTCCGGTGGCTGTGGTCACCGGCCGGGCGGCAAGTCAACAACGCGGCTGACAACATCATCCGCCTATCCGGCCTTGCAATGGCGATGTCACTGGCAATGTGTCTCGTTATCGCCGTAGGCCGTTTTCTGATCAATATGTGCTAACAGGAGAACTATGATTTTTCGCAACGTGAAGCTGGGAAATTTCACCAGCAAGATCGATGAATCGGGGCCGGTTTACCGGCTCCACATGAGCGCGGATATCTCCACCAATATCTGCGAAGAGATGGGCTGGCAAGTCCTCGACGCAAATGGCGAGGTAGTCGAGGGTATCAAGGGCAGCAAATTGTCTGGCCTGCTTCGTATCTCGGACTTCGCACTTAATCCCAACGCGAAGGAACTTCAGAACCATGCGCTATCTGCCGCTGGCCAGGAGATCCGCGGTTTTGAAATCGCGAGTAAGTTGGTAGACGGGCAGCGGCAATGTGAGTTACGTTTTATCCTGATCACCGCCGGACCGATTAG